GTCATCAGATGATAAATCAACGGGGGTTATGCCTCACTTAAAAATGTATGATGCCTCTTCCCTCGCTTATCGTCAGGGAAAGACACGCAGAGGTTCTTATGCAGCTTACCTCGATGTAGATCATCCTGATCTTCTTCTATTTTTGGAAATGAGAAAGCCTACTGGCGATCAGAACTTTCGCTGCTTAAACATGCATCACGGTATTAATATTAGCGACAAGTTCATGCAGCTAATAGAAACCTCTATGACAGATGACAATGTAGACGACAGTTGGGAGCTATGTGACCCTCACTCAAAGAAAGTATATGATGTAGTCTCAGCTAAAGAAATCTGGCAGCGTATCTTAGAGATGCGTATGCAAACTGGTGAGCCTTACCTACATTTTATTGATCGTTCTAACGAACAGCTACCTTCATGGCTAAAGCAGAAAGGTCTAAAGGTACACCAATCTAACCTTTGTTCAGAAATTATTCTCCCTACGTCAGCAGAGCGCACAGCAGTATGTTGCCTATCTTCTGTAAACCTTGAGTACTTTGATGAATGGTCTAAGGATAAGCAGTTTCTACCTGACGTATTGGAAATGTTGGATAATGTTCTTGAGTTTTTTATTAATAATGCTCCTAATTCCATCAGCCGCGCTAAGTACTCCGCTAGTAAAGAACGATCTGTTGGTGTCGGAGCCTTGGGTTTTCACGCCTACCTACAAAGCAAAGGCGTGTCCTTTGAGTCAGCCGTTGCTAAATCAATCAATATGCGGATGTTTAAACACATCAGAACAGAGCTTGATTCAGCCAACCGAAAGCTGGGAAAAGAAAGAGGAGAAGCTCCTGATGCAAAAGGAACAGGATTACGCTGTAGTCACGTTATGGCAGTCGCACCAAATGCTTCTTCTTCAATTATTATGGGAAATACCTCCCCATCTATCGAGCCTTGGAGAGCAAACGCCTATCGGCAAGATACAATTAGTGGCTCCTTTCTAAATAAAAATAAATTCTTAGATAAACTAATCAAGGAGAAGTGTAGTGAAGATACTAAGCTTGACTACGATAAGATTTGGTCTTCTATTATTGCCAATGATGGTTCTGCACAGCATCTTCGTTGTCTCACGGAAATTGAGAAGGAAGTTTACAAAACGTCGATGGAGATAGACCAACGTTGGGTCATTGAACATGCAGCAGATCGTCAGCAGTATATTGATCAAGCACAATCTTTGAATATCTTCTTTCGTCCTGACGTTGACATCAGCTATCTTCATGCTGTGCATTTCATGGCTTGGAAAAAGGGGCTAAAGACTATGTACTACTGCCGCTCAGAAAAGATTGGTAAGGCTGATAAAGTCTCTCGTAAAATTGAACGACAGATTATTCAAGAACTTGATATGGAAGCATTAGCTTCTGGCGAAGAGTGTCTGGCTTGTGAGGGTTAAGTTACGTATTGCTTGGAATTACTGGTGTAAAGCATTAGGCAGTAAAGCATATGAAGAAGATAATAAAGCAGATGTTGTTGCTATTATTCGTACATTTTGGATTATTCTTCATATACTTACTTGCCTTGCTATCCTGACTCACAACTCTAAAAACTTAGGACTTTGGTAAATGACTAAAAAACTTAAACTTCAAGACGAGCGTAATTATTTTAAGCCCTTCCATTACCCTTGGGCTTATGATGCTTGGCTAAAGCATGAGCAGTCTCATTGGCTTCATACTGAAGTACCAATGCTAGAGGACGTGAAGGATTGGAAGAGTGTTCTTTCTATAGAAGAGAAGTATTTTCTTACACATATCTTTCGTTTCTTTACTCAGTCGGACATTGATGTAGCTGGTGGTTATGTAAACGACTATCTCCCACTATTCCCCCAACCTGAAGTGCGTATGATGCTGACTAGCTTTGCTGCTAGAGAAGCTCTACATGTAGCAGCCTACTCGCACCTCATCGAATCTTTAGGGATGCCTGACGCCACCTACAATGAGTTCCTAGAGTATGAAGCAATGAAAGATAAGCATGAATATTTTCATGATAAGCTTTCAGGAGATTCTTCAGTACCTTTAAAAATTGCAGCTATCTCTGCATTTACAGAGGGTCTAGCATTATTCTCCTCTTTCATAATGTTGTTAAATTTTCCTCGACATGGTAAAATGAAAGGAATGGGGCAGATTGTCACATGGTCTATTGTAGATGAAACACAACATGCTGAAGGTATGATCCAATTGTTTCGTGCTTACGTCGAAGAAAATCGTGACGTATGGAACGATAAGACAAAGGGAGAGATATATACTACAGCTACTGAAATGGTAGACTTAGAAGATAAGTTTGTTGATCTTGCTTTTAAAATGGGTAAGGTTGAAGGACTAAGAGATTATGAAGTAAAGGAATATATTAGATATATCGCTGATCGGCGGCTTATCTCTATGGGCCTGAAGGGAATTTACAAAGTAAAAACCAACCCTCTTCCTTGGGTAGAGACAATGATCAATGCACCTACTCACACAAACTTCTTTGAGAATCGTGCTACTGATTATGCTAAAGGAGCTTTACAAGGTAATTGGAGTGATGTTTGGAAAACTAAATAATGTAGGGAGATTAACATGGCTAGAGATTATAAAAGAGAAAACAAGGTAACAAAAAGTAAACCTGAAAATATTGCTAAACGTGTAGCAAGAAATAAGGCACGTAGGGAAGCTATTAGAAAAGGGCGAGTATCTGTTGGAGATGGTAAGGAACTAGACCATATTAAACCTATAAGTAAAGGAGGTTCCAATAAGGAGTCTAATATTAGAATTACAACTAAAAGCCAGAACAGTTCCTTTGATCGTAATCCTGATAAGTCAGTAAAGAAAAACAGACTTAACAAAAGAAAAACAAAAAGGAAAACTACTACAAAAAATGCTTAACTTACTCCCCTACAAGCTGTATGAACATCAACTTCCAAAAGAACTTTGCAGAGGCTTAATAGGTATGGCTAAAGCTGACTTTGAGAATGCCGAAGTTTACGAAGATGGTGAAGATGTAAAGAATACTTCAGTCAGAAATAATAAAATTAAATGGTTTAATAATTCAGAAATTATTGAAATACTTAGTACATATGCTGAGAAAGCTAATGTAGAAGCTAATTGGTTTTTTGATGTAGATAGTCATGAAGTTCCACAAGTATCTTCCTATGAGCCGGGAGAGTTCTACGATTGGCATGTTGACATAGGTGTAGAAAGCCCTGATGAAGTTCACTTTAGAAAAATTACCGTAGCGGTTAATTTAAATGACGATTATGAAGGTGGCGAGTTTCAAATTGAAAAGTGGTGTGCGCCTAATGTAAGGCACAGGGCTAAAACAATCACCAAGGCTAAGGGGATAGGTTCTGTTCTAGTCTTTCCCTCCTTCCTACATCACAGAGTTAAAGCAGTTACAGAGGGAAATAGATACTCCTTAGTCTGTTGGTTTAGGGGATCACGCTTCTCCTAAATTAAAATAGTTGTTGACTTTTCTAAAATATAACTATATAATGTAGAGACAGTCGCTTAAAAGGGCTGTTTTTATTTATTTGTATTTGCTAAAAGAAAGGAATACACACAATGAACGTAGTAACATTTGCCCCTCACTTCGAGAAGATGCGTAACTTTATGCTTGATGTAGACAAATATCTTGAGCCTCTAAATTATGTAGCACAATCTGTTGCAAACAGCAGTACTTATCCATTTCATAATATCTATAAAAAAGAAGAGAATCATGTTATTGAGATTGCTCTTGCTGGTTTTACTAAAGACGAAATTGAAGTAGAACTAGAACCTAATATTTTAACAATTCAGAGTACAAAATATAAAGGTAAGACACCTACTGTAGATATGAAGTTTAATGGTATTTCTAATAGAAATTTTCGGAGAGTTTTTTATCTAGCTGATATGATGCGAGTTATCTCTTGTAAAATGGAAAATGGTATGCTAACAATAACCATTAAGAAAGAAGTACCTGAAGAAAACAAGCCTACAAAAATAACAGTAGAATAAGGAGTACTGGGTTTGCCTATCAATAAACTACCCACAATTTATATTGGTTATGATCCACGCGAACGAGATTATGTTCGTGCCTTAGATAAATCAATTAGAATGAACACTAAAGACACGTATAACATTGTGCCTATTGTACAAAAGGAAGTACGTCGCTCAGGTCTTTACTGGCGTAGCCCTACTACAGACTTAGAAGGGAATCGTGTGGATGTTTTTGATGGCAAACCCTTTTCTACTGAATTTAGTTTTACCCGCTTTTTAGTTCCTTTTCTAAACCAAATGTCTGGATTAGCTCTCTTCATGGATGCTGATATGTTTGTTCGTTCAGATATTACAGAAATATTTGATCTATACGGACAGAGTAAGCAATACGCTATTAGTTGTGTACAGCATGATCATGCTCCATCAGAAAAAACTAAAATGGATGGACAGGTACAAACTATTTATAGACGTAAGAATTGGTCGTCTTTTGTTTTATGGAACTGTGATCATCCTTGGGTAAAACAATTTAACATAGGAGATGTTAATACTAAGTCAGGCTCTTGGCTACACGCATTTGAATGGATGGATACATATCCTATTGGTTCAATTAAGGAAGAGTGGAATTGGCTTGATGGAACTTCCGATGAATATATGGAAGCAAACAATATTCATTTCACAACAGGAGGTCCGCTATACCCTGATTGGCAGGGTAAACGTCCTATAGATAATGAGTACGCAGAAATGTGGAAAGATTTTTATAAACACGCAGTACAAGGATAATAATAATAAAATGATTCGTTTTGTAACTTCTTTTAGCGCAGACGGCTACGAAAGATATGCTCAGAAGATGCTAGAATCCGTAGTGGAGAATTGGCATCCTGATCTAAAGCTAACAGCGTACTACCATGATTGTGAAGAAGCCCTTGTTTCTGCTTTTCCTAAAGCATCCAACATTGAGTATCGTAATCTCAATGAAGTAGAAGATATGTTAGCATACCGTGAGCGTATGAAGGCGTATGATGGTACAGCTAATGGACAGACTGCTTATGATTGGCGTATGGACGCTATTAAGTGGTGCCACAAGGTCTACGCGCTAACTGATTTGGGCTTAGAACTAGCTGACAAAGACGCAGAGGCTGGTTGGATGTGTTGGCTGGATGCTGATACAGTGACAACCAAGCCGCTTACCGTAGAGAAAGTCTCAGCCCTCCTGCCAGAAAAAGCACATCTAGTGCATCTTGGCCGTAAAGACGTAGACTATAGCGAGACATCCTTTATTGGATTTAATCTCAGCTATGAATCTCCTGTCTATATGATTGCTGACCTTCGTGGCTGCTACGATATTGGCGAGGTTGTCTCTTATCGCGAGTGGCACGACGGCTTTATCTTTGAACGTCTACTAAAGATTTATACGGCACATGGTATGCGTGTCCATAATCTAACTCCTGATGTAGAAGGATTAGCAGCCTTTCAAAGCTCCCCTCTATCTCAGTACATGACACACTATAAAGGTGCCTTAAAGAATAATCTATCAGATACTCAGGTAGCACCAGATATTAAGTTACCAAGATACCGCCAACTTGCTGATCTTATCCGCACATACGGCAGTGAAACCTTTGTAGAGGTTGGTACATGGAACGGTGGACGCGCCATTGAGATGGCTCTAGCTTCCTTTGAAAGTAAAGAAAAGCTACACTACATTGGCTTTGATTTGTTTGAAGAAGCTACTGAAGAATTAGATGTCTACGAATTAAATAGTAAACAACATAATACACTTACCGCTGTAAGCAATCGTCTAAAAGAATTCGCTGCTAAAATGAAGGAGGATGGTAAAGAGTTTACCTTTGAGCTTCATAAAGGAAATAGTAAAGAAACATTAGTTGCTGCTAAAGAAAGCCTTGCTAAAGCAAATTTTGCTTATATTGATGGAGGGCATTCAGAAGAGACGGTACTCAGCGACTATAAAAATCTAGAGCACTGTGATGTTATTGTCTTTGACGATTACTTTAGCAAAGATCAAGAAGGAAATATTCTTGGTGAAGAATATCTAGGAACTAATCGCCTTATTGATGGCTTTAAAGATACACTATCTGAAGGACGCTGTATTGTTCTTCCCTCACAGGATAAGGTTAAAGGTGGAGGTATTACCCATCTTGCTCTCCTGCTCTCTAAGGATGACCTTCCGCAGCCTCCTGTTGACCTTCTAAAGGTTCCGATTATTGTTAAGCCTAAAGACTCTATGCCTAAAGAGTATATTATGCAGAGCATTAATGATAATCTAAAGCTAATAAAAAAGTGGGGCTTTGTCCAAAGTTGTAAACCTAACGCAGAACATGCGATTGTTGTTTCAGGAGGCCCATCAACTGACTATAAAAAGCTAAAGAAAGTTATTAAAGAAACAAATGGTGTGGTACTATGTGTAAAGCATAGTTATCCAGAACTATTAAAGAATGGTATTGTTCCCTTTGGGTGTGTTATTCTTGATCCGCGTTCTATTGATGGCGTTTCTACTCATGGTATTGTGCGGAAAGATTTATTTAATACGCTAGATAAGGATACAAAATTCTTTGTGGCGTCTATGACAGACGTTAGCGTTACTAAATATCTTATGAGTAAAACAGATAATGTATACGGATGGAATGCTTATTCCGAAGCAGTCGTAGAAGCAGCTAAAAATGAAAGCTTCGCTATTGACGAAGGTCTTAATATTCCTAAAGATACTACTTTCGTAACTGGGGGTACGTGTTCAGCAATGCGTACTATTGGGATGTTTCATATCCTAGGCTTCCGTAACTTCCATCTATTTGGTTTTGATTGTAGCATCCCAGAAATGACAGATGATATGAAAAAGGAAAGGACAGAAGACGATAAGCCGAAGTATCTAAATGTTGAGACAAATGGTGCAAAGTTCTGGACTACAGGAGAGCTTTTAGCTATGGCACAAGATTGTGAGAAGTTGTTTAGTAATCAGGATATTGAAATGAATGTTTCTATTTATGGCGAAGGAACTCTTGTTGCAGAAATTTTTAAAGATACTTATCATGCAGATAAACCATACTATAAGGATTTAATTAAACAATGTTAGGAATTGCGGAATCAGTTATAGGTGTTACAGGAAAAATCCTTGATAAATTTATTGAGGATAAAGACCTAAAGACTAAGCTAGAAGCAGAGCTTAATGAGCAGCTAGTGTCCCTCGATCTTGCTCAAGCACAAGCTAATATTGAACAAGCAAAGCATCCCTCTATCTTTGTAAGTGGAGCTAGACCAGCCATCATGTGGGTCTGCTGCTTCGCTCTTGCTTGGCAGTTTATCCTTGCTCCTGTTACAAGCTGGGGGTTAGCCATTTGGTATCCTATTATTACGCTTCCTGTGTTAGACACTCAGTCTCTTATGACGCTTCTATTATCTCTTCTAGGACTTGGCGGTATGCGCTCTGCTGAAAAGTGGAAAGGTGTTGCCAGAAATAATATGAAATAATGGCTCTCAACGATAAACAAGAGAAGTTTGCACAAGCTTATGTACTCTATCGAAATGCTACCGAAGCCGCTAAAGCTGCGGGGTATGCGGGTAGGTCTGCATATAATCAAGGTAGTAGGCTTTTAAAGATAGGAGAAGTAAACGAAAGAATCGAAGACCTTGAAAAGGAGATGGAGACATCTATTGATTATGTTGCTGAGATTGAAAAGCAGTATACATATGCTACCAACAATAATCATACTAACTCTGCGCTTAAAGCACTTGAACTTCTTAGTAGATTACGTGCTCCTACAGACGAGGATACGCCTACTACTGTGGAGGAGTTGGAAGAAGATATTGTCAAAAGTCTTGAGCTATTAGGCGAAGACAGAACTATCAAGCTTTTTACAAAGTGTTCTTGGTTCGATGAGCAAGAAGAAGAAATGGAAGAGCTTCAGGAAGAAGTCGAAGAGCTAGAAGAAATCTTAGATGAGTTAGCTGAAGGAGAGATTATTGATGATCAAGTGTGAGGATAAATGTACGATAGACCTTAACCATCATTATTGTATTAAGTGTAATCGTTCAGTTGAAGAGATAAAAGAAGATAACGAAAAAAAGAAACAGGAAAAACTTCTCAAGAAAGCTTGGAATAATTTACCTGTTTAGGCTTGTCCCTTAATAGACACGCGGAAGAGCATGGTTACTCTTCCATTTTATTTATAACTCCAAATAGTAGGACGCGGTGTTGTATCAGAGTTTAACATAGTATCAATATGTATGAACCTTTTATTGTGTGGTCCTCTTTGTGCTACCCCTATCCCTGTAAAGCCGTGTAGAATAGCTTTATTAACTAATGCATAAGCTTGGCTACCTGAGATAGCTACGTCTACAGCCTGACCGAGAATATGCGCTGACTTAGGAGAGCCTCCTACTGTTGCATTGTATTCAGGGCTACGGTAGCCTGACGTAATAACCATAGGCTTACCGTAATCTTCACGTAGAAGGATAAGTTGTTTCATAAACTCTTTGTCCATAAAACATTCTCCTGTACCCTTACATCCTAATTCTTTCTCAGTAAAGTATTTCCAGTCGTTTGTCCCAGACATTATTTTACCTTTACTAAAAAAGAATCTAACTTAGCATCTAGCCTATCAAATCTATCCATGATTTTATTAAGGTCTTTCTCTACGTCTGCCTTAGTCGCATAGGTTTTGGCGACCTCTTCTCGTGTGTCAGCCACGCGCCGCTTAGTATCCTGTACCTGTTGGCTAATACCACGCACCCACCATATAAAGGAGCCACCGGCTATACTTAGTATTGCATTCCAAATCATAGTAGGATCACTAGGCATTTTTACTTACTCCTTTAAATTAATCTGTAACGATAGCATCTGATGTTTCTTCTTCCACTTCTACTAAAGGTTTTTCTGCATAAGCCCTATAAACATTTGCTAGTTTGAAGTAAAATTTACCTATCTGATCCTCTGAAAAACCACGACTACGTATAGTATCAAGCATTCTTTTGTCTTTAAAAACATTATCAGGCATAAAAACACCATTTTTTACAGAAGATGCTGTATCAGCGGCTAATGACTGAATCAAAGTATCATTTCCTTTATACCAAAAGTTATTAGTAGCCGCTCCTATGACACCTTCTATACCTAAAACTTTGTCCTCCTCTTTTATTTTACCAGTAGCATCTTTATATCTACGAATATACTCTAAGTCTTTAAACTCATTAGTCTTCTTGGTAAACTCCTGCATACCTTTATACTTACGTTCCTGCAGGTCGGTATATTTTTTAATAACCTCATCTAAAGCTTCATCAGTAACAACTTCAAAAGGTAAGCTAGAAACTTCTTTAATAAAGTTATCCTTAGTCATAGCTAATGCTTTTAAATCTTTAGATAAATTATATCCCATAGCTTGAGTAACATTAGTAGTAACAGACCGTACACCTGAGCGTAATAAAAACTGTAGGTCTTCTGGATTAATGGGAAAACCAGAATCTCTCTGAGCATTACCCTCACCTAAAAGTTCTTCAGAAGACTTAGATTTAATATAATCTTGAACAATTTTTACCGAACCGCCTTCATAACCCTTAAGAAGTGTTGTAGCACCCGCTAAAATTTTATCTTTAGTAGTCGCTCCCACAGCTTCATCGTATATAGGCTTACCAGTTTTTCTATTAACTCCTGTAAGAACGTTAAGCACAGCTTCAGCAGCAAACTTAGGTGAAGTATAAGGAGACATTATAGTTGAAGCAGCATTAGAAAAAGCATCGTCTATCTCTGACTCAGAAATAGAACCACTGCCTAGAAGTTTTCCTAATACTAAACGTACTGGTGACTTAAGATAATCAAAAGCATCAGCAGAAGAAGAACTTACATATCTTGTTCTAATGTAAGGTCTAAATGTTTCTTTTTGTTTCTTAGTTAAACCTTCTCCTGTTTCGTCTAAAACAAAGCGTTCGAGATAATAATTAACTGATCCCTTAGCCCAGTCAGGGGCTAACACATTAACAACTTTTTTGTTATTATCAGATACGCCCATAATTTCATTATTGGTATTTACTACTGCGTCTACACCACCAGCCGTCACACCTAATCCTGTCAGACGTGCAAGACCTCTCGCTACTTGCCTACCATTACCAGTAGCAATTCCTTCTTGTACATCTTTAGCAGCATATTTAGCAATGTTTTTAGTTGTTCTAATAACTTCAGATGGAAATAGAACATAGTTGCCTACAAAAGGTATGCGACTTAACTGACGTGCGGCGGGAGATGCTAAACCATAAGTAGGCATAGTGTTACGAACAACTTCAGCGGCTTTAATAAAAAGCTCGTCCTCTGTTTTGTTAGGAAATACTTTTCTTAGTGATGCTAGTTCGCTTTCAAAAGCAATAAGTTTAGTGTATACATCTGGTTGACCATAAGCATCACCAAACTTTTTCATGCTCTTTACGTAAAATTTTCCAAAAGCAGTTTTTGCATCCTCCGAACCAAAACGAGCAGTATTTCTGCTAATCATTTCACCTGTTAAATCTTGATCAAGAACACCAAGTTCTCGAAGACGTGCAATTTTATTTACTGCTGCTTGATTTCGTAAAGTAATTTGTTGCGCTAATGTATTTAATTCTGTTACAGCCGCTCTGTAAGCTCTAGGATTTAAAATATGTCCATTAGCAATTAAACTTTGAACACCACCAGATAAGTTAAGTAGATAAGCCGGAGCATCTAAAATAGTTTCTTTTGCTTGTGCTAATGCAGCAGCCTTAGTAAAGAAATCTGAACCACCTTTTCCTTTCGCATTAAAAATTTCAAGACCATTATTAATGTACTTACCCATCTGTGGACTAGTGTACATATCTTGTAATATCTTTACACTATTACCACCAAACTTACCTATTGCTTCGTCAGCAATTTTAGATAAGTTTTCTGCTCCATCAACAAAAGGTGCGCCTTGTTTAAAGGTAGTTTTTACTGAGGGTAGCATAGGAAATAAACCCGGTAATGAAACATCTTTACCAACATTAGCCTTGGCAAATCCCTCTACTTCTTTTAAAAACTTAATCTCAGATATTAATTTATTTTGATTAAGCAAAGTAGTAGACAATTTTTTATAAGGTTCTGATATTTCCCCTAATAGATCAAGGACTGGCCTGTCTAAGTTTTTTCTTGCAATAAGAACTTTGGCAGCACCTTCACCAAGGCGAGAACGCATAGAAGACCCGCCAAAGATATCGTTTATAACTGACTTATCTTCTTTAGTTAGTCTACTAACAACTTCTTCAATAACGCCGTCAACATCTTCTTGTTTGACGCCCTTGCTAAGAAAGTATTTACGAGCCTCAGCAACCTTAGAAACAAACTCAGCATCACTACTTTTATCTTTTAGAACCTTTTTAATTCTTCTTAGATAAGCTGGATTATTACTAGCTTCAAAAGTACGAGTAAAATAAATACCATCTTTACCTACAGAAAGACCCAACTGATTTTTACCACTAAGATCAAGAAGTTTACTTAGTTCTGCTTCATTGTTTTTAATACCTGTGGTAATCTCGTCAACCTTTTGAACCACAGTTGTAGGAAGATCAGAAGGATCACCTTCATTAACATACTTAGCTAAAGATTCGTCGGATGCTCCTTCTTTCTTCTGTAATCTTTGTAAATCTTTTAGTTGTTTTTTAATAATAATGCCGTAAC